CTCTCGCTCGTTCCTGACAAAGGAGCTGTATTTACCGCTACTGTAGCTAGGTTAGAAAGTGCTTTATTTGCTGCATCTGAAGCTGTAATCTCCAGCCCTCTAAAATTGAAGAAATCCATTGAAGTTGCATTCTCAGTCACGATACAAACAGGCTTAGAAATCTGGCCGTCTGTTGAAGGCTCTGTAGCTGTCAACGCACCCGCACTAGAAGGAGAAAGGAAAAGAACCGTACCTGCTGCCACTGCTGGTACTCCCGCTGTAATCTCCCCTCCTATTGTTAAAGTGAAATTATCAACATCAGCTACAGCGCTGACAATACCCACAACTTCAGCATTGGCTGCACTATCTGCTTGTGCTTTTGCGTATGTATTTGCTCCTGTGCATTTGACTGCGTTTCCAACTGAAAGTCCATGTGCTACTTGAGCAACATCAACCTCCATAGCTGTGCCGCTGCCTCCACCGCCAGTAGCGTCTAAAGTCGTACCCGTAATTGTTAAATTAGTCCCCATCGTGAGCCATGTGACAGCCCCTGCTGAATCATCCCAAAACATCACTCTATCCGCTCCTGGATCAGAAAGATTAGCTGCTGTACCGCCATTTGCTAAAAGAAGTTGACCAGTTACTCCAGTAGCCAAAGGTAGCCCTGTACAATTGGTTAGCACTCCAGATGTAGGAGTGCCAAGTAGCGGACTCACCAAGGTTGGAGTGTTTGCAAAAACTAAAGCTCCTGTGCCTGTCTCATCGGTTACTGCTGCAATTAAATTCGCACTTGATGGTGTTGCAAGGAAAGTGGCTACGTTTGCACCAAGGCCACTGACACCTGTGGAAATAGGTAGCCCTGTACAGTTTGTCAAAGTCCCTGATGTAGGAGTGCCAAGCAAAGGTGTTGTCAAACTTGGTGAAGTTGCGAATACAAGTAGTCCACTGCCTGTCTCATCTGAAATAACTCCTGCTAGTTCTGCTGATGTTGTTGCAGCGAAAACGGATAGTTTATCTGTTCTAAAAGCTGTATTCGCACTATATGCTTGCACGTCCGTACCGATAATTAGCCCTAGATTTGTTCGTGCATCTGAGGCATTACTCGCTCCAGTCCCTCCATCTGCTACGGCAATGTCCGTACCGTTCCAAACTCCTGTAGTGATTGTTCCTGTATTTGCTGTGATTACCAGTCCGTTGAAGCTTGTCACGCCTGTCAAAGCCCCTAAAGTCAGTGTTATTGCTGGTGTTGTCGTTGCATTGGCAACTGACCCAGAGACGCCTTGAGCTGTGACGATTGAGACTGTAGTGACTGTACCAGCTCCTTTAGCGTCTATCTGAGCTTGAATATTTGAAGTTACCCCGTTTAGATACTGAAATTCTGTGTTTGAGATCGTTCCATCGGCCAGCTTCGTAGTGTCAATTGCTGCTGTGCCGTTAATGTCAGCGTTCACAATCGCTCCAGCGGTTATTGCGGCGGTGTTGCTGCCGTCTGCGATAGTAATATCCCCTGTGATTGGGGCTCTTTTGAGTATAGGGGTTGCGTCTACATAGACAAGAGTTGCATCTATGTTGTTACCCACAGCGTCTTGCGCTCTCTCATCAGTGAAGTATAAATTAGTTCCTTCATTGATGTTAGTTGTTGTCAAAACTACCGCCCCTGTTTGTCCGTTGACCGAAGTAACTGCATCAGCGGGAATATCGTTGACAGTGGCTACATTAACCCCGTTCTTCGTCAAAACACCCGTGAAGTTATACGGATCACTGAGTACCATTCTATCTGATCGGACGGTTTGTAGTGTCATTTTGTCTTAGCTAAGTAGCTTTTCTTGGCTACGTTATTGATATTAATCGGTTTTTTCCCGTTGCCTCTTAGTACCTGAGTGTGAGCTTTTTTACACGACTTTTTCATGCTATATAGGTTATTATGTTATGTATGGCTACGATAGTGGCGTGGAAAACTTCTTTTAGATAATCGTGTATTACCGCCCCCAGTATTCCGACAATGAAGGTTAGAACGGCCCCTATAGGAATCCATGTCCCCCTCATCCTTGCTTTCCAGAGGTCGTCCCTGCGCTGCGCTTCCTTCAACGCTCCGATTTCCAACCCCATGTCATACATTTGCTTCTCGCCTAATTTATGCGACTGGTCTATCAGTGCAACTGAGGTATGCAGGTCGCTTACAGCCTTAACGATCTCATCCAGCTTGTCATAAAGCCTTCGAGTATCGTCATTTGTCATGCTGTTTTGTGTGTTGCTCATGCTTTTTTATTAGATGCTGATGATATTGCAATACTGATTGATGTAGATTGTGAAATCATTAGTATAATGCGATTAAAAGAGTAGCTGTTGTATTTGTTGCCATCACTTGCTGTGTGACGATTGGTAGGATCGATCCAACTGGGGGAGCTGTGAAAAGTACCGTACTTCCTGCTGAATTCTTCACTGTAATATTCCCAGCGCCTCCTACATAAATACCTTTAGTTTTGCGTGGTTTGCTTGGATCTCCGTAATTTAGCAAAAGAGTGTCACTAGGCGTGATGACTACAAACTCTTCTGATGGTGCAATTTGTTGTACTGTCATGTTGTTTGGTTAATTCTACACGGAAAGGCTCCCGAAGAAGCCCTCCACGTTTAGGATTAAGGATTATTGTTGAACGTTGAAGCTCGCTTTAACTAGACGTTGTGCATCACGAGTGAATACTTTAGTACCGAAAAGAGTAGTTGTGATGTAGTTCTTACCGATCATTCTAGGCTCATCACGCACGTACAATTCTGGATACATTTGGATACCAAGAGAAATAGCCCCCATACGTCCGAAGAGCGCATTGGAAGTTTCTGTTCCGAATACGTTACCAGCAGCAGTGAAAGTTTCAGTTGCACCGATTCTTCCGTAAGCTGTTATAGCAGCAGCGTCTCCAACAAAGTTAGCGATTGCTACTTGTCTGTTTTGGTAGTTTCTACGATTAGCTACTGAGATGTCAATATAAGTACCTGTACCTGGTGTACCTGTACCATTGATAGCCCACTCAAGATTGTCCTGAGCTTCAGCAGCACTAGCACCGATAGCAATTTCACCTGGATTAGCAGCCGTATTATCAGCTACCCATGTCCATGTTACACCGTAAATAGTGATTGTATCTGTTGCTGTTGGGATTGTCGCCATTGACAAAGTGACTGATGAAGCCAAGTTGTTCGAGACGAATACGTTGAAGTTTGCAGCTTTACCAGTCCATTGATTTCTCAACATCTGATCAGCTACTTGGAAACCGTTAGCAACACCAGCCTGTGTAAGTTGAGTGTTTGTATTGGAGTCCACGATAGCAAAAAGCTCTCCGTCTACCGCATTGTTACGGAACAATTGAGAGTAAGCTGAATCGAAAAGACCTAGTACGGAATTCGCTGAAATTGTACCACCTGTTAGAGTAGTAGTAGCAGCAGAAACACCCGCAGCGATACCTTGCTGATCGATGTTATTCGCTAGCTGATAAGCAGCTTGGAATTTCAACTGAGCAGCGTAGTTTGCCAAAGCTTGTCTTTCTTGTTGTGGATCGATGTAGAAAGTTGCAGCCTTAGATTGATCAACAGTCAATGAATCCTGTGTAGCAGCGATAGCATCGATTGTTAATTCTGTACCTGGAGTGTAAGTCTGTAGACGAACATCAGATACATAAGGGAAATTAACTTGATCACCAGCAGAGAGGTACTCTTCGCACTTCTTGTTGGCAACCTTTTCGAGAATAAGCATGGCATTCAAGTAATCCTGAACGTCACGCTTCCAAATCTCGGGATTTAACGCTGTTATAGCGTTGGTTACGATTGTAGCCATTGGGTAATAATTTAAAGAAATAAATTATCCACCCTTTAACTTCTAAGACATTCCGCCACCCATTGCGCTTTTACGCATGGCTTCTAGTCTTTTGACCCGTTCGTCCGCTGTGAGATCTTTCTCTCCCCTCTCCTGTGGACTGTATCGTCCAACGGTAGGGATAGTGCCGCTGTCTCGTTTAGCTTCAACGCCTGCCACTTTCATAGCCTTTTTAAGAGCTACAGCCTTGGGTAATCCAAGTGAGCGGAATTCGTTGTACTCTTCGGTGACAACTGCTTGCTTCTTAGCTGACAAATCTAAATCTCGTAGTAGATCACGTTGTTCCTTAAAGGTCTTTTCGTCATCTCTCTCGTTTAGTTTGCGCTCAATAGCTTCATCAGCGAGCTTTTCCAAGTCGATATCAGATTTAGGTCGAAGTTTCGTTGCCATCCATTTCTGTGCCGCTGGCAAGTCTTCAATAGTGACTTCACCTGCGTCAATTTTCTTCTGGAAAGCTTCGATAGACTTTCGTCTTACATCTTCTGCGACTGGCTTTTCGGGTTTCTCTTTGCTTTCTTCAGCTTCGGATGACTCAAAGAGTTCATCGGTGCTGGTACTTGCTGTGTCGGCAAGTTCTTCATTCTGTGCGGTGTCAAAGAGCTGTTCACCGTCAGCATGTGAATTTTCCTCCATTATAGAGTTGTGTTAAAGGACAAATATAGGCTTTTTAAGCCATCACTGTCCAAAACCCGCCTTACGAGAGAGTTTTGAACATTAACAGCTCAAAAATGAGTTCGTAAGGCTCTATTTTTTAATGGTCTATTTGTTCTCTTTCTCGTATACTTTTAATTCTGCACAAGCATCTAAGAAGAATTTACTGATTTCGTTTATCCCTGTTCTATATGCGAGGTATTCTTCGGGGGTATAAGTGTTGTTTTGAGAGTATTCTACCAACTTCCCTGCCACTAGAGTCATTAGATCATCCCCGTTATTCTCCCAAAACCTGCCGAATGCGGCTACTGAATTGCGATTCCCTAGTGTTTTTAAACAGGCGTAATGATACTGTTTCACTTTATTTCTATTCTTAATATATTTCAATAGATTTATCATGCTACTTCGGTTAAGTCTTGAGGGGCTGGCATCTCACCTGCTCCTGCTGCTGGTGGCGCTTGTGGCATTTGGAAATCTTCCATAGGAATATCACGATCATTCAACTGTGCTTTCTGTCTCAACAGTCGATTAAACGCCGCACTACCCGGTGGTGTCACGCTCAATAGCCTGTCAACCTGTGCTTGCTGATAGATGTTTGAAGGTATCGCTCCACTGCATGAATTAACTTTGACAAAGAATTTAGTGTTTTTAAGTTCCTGAGCAAGCATACCCATGGTGATATATTTCCCAACCTGAATTTCCTGCCCGTCCCTGACAATAGCGGTAGTCATGTTCAAAGGCTCTGTGTTTTTTGGTGAGACGTCTGATTTGATCTGCTCCATTGTCAGAAGTACGGCAAATTGAGTCGTGTAGGAGTTGTACTCCATTGTCTGTTTCACAAAAGCTGTACTATTCTCTTCTTCCGCAGCAACCGCCTCTTGATTTGGATAGTTTGCATAGTCTCCTTCGTCCAGATAGATACCAAGTCTCTTGATCTCAGCGTCCAGCCTGTCATAAACAACCTGCCACTCTTGGAATAGGTTTTGTGTGATTAGAGTTTGAGCGCTAACCGCTGATGCATTTGGATTGTTTGGGTCGTAACCAATAGCCACATAAGGTTTCTTCCCCGCAGCTCTACTAGCGTTTGCCATAGTGAGTTTCTGGAAGAAAGCCGCAGCCTCTTCTTGAGGCACGTTTACTATCGTCAAAGGATCAACATTGTATTCGATGTGGTTCACCTCCATATTCAAGAGCTGACTGGAAACTAAAGCTAGCTGATAGATCATATCCCCTACTCCATGATTGTATAAACCTTGGCTTGATGGCATACAAATCCATTGTAATACAGGGATATACGGAGCTTTTCTAAACATGAACGGATATTCATCACCGTTCTTTTCCTCTAGTAAAGTGCAAGCTCTACCTGCAAACACGGCGTATCTCTTATTCGCAATATCGTAGTAATAGCAGATTTCTACCAAGTCCTTCTCTTGGACGTTATCATCTTGTAGGTAAGTCTTGTCCTGATCTTTGTCATAGTCACCTCGTGGTATCTTCCCTTTCCCTCCTTTCTTTTCAAGCTCTGGGAACAATCGACAAGCTTCTTGCCATCTGTATCCAAAGATCAAACAAACCTCTGTAGCGTTCTTTCCTGCCCCTCTGCCTCTGATACCTGTACAGTAATTATCACACCAGATGTTATTGTTTGAGATCGGAGTGTAAACGATAGGTACTGAGCTGTTTTCGTCTGGATTCTTACCCACTAAACTGAACCCATCGCCATACAGATACATCTTGAAGAAAACGCCATCCTTGCCCATCAAACTTTCTCCATAAGCCCCTTCGTCCATCACTGTGCCCACTCCATCAGTCACGATCTTTTCCACGTCCTCAGTTGCCCCTGAGCCATGGTATTGGAAGTCTAAAGGCTTGGTTCTATTCGCAGTCCTCCACATCGCTTGATACAGCTTCTTTGAATCAATCTTGCGTGTGCCAACTGGATTGTAAACCTCAAACCCAAGCTCAAACAGCCTCTGAATCATCAGGTTCTTCTGGTCTTGGTTCGTCTTGTCTAAATTAGTACGCTGAATAAGATCAAGTGCGTCTGCCACAATCGGCATATTCCTATTATCTTCACCCACTGGATCAGGCTTGTTCTGGCTGTATTCAGTCTCTTTTGCCATACGTAAAGGGTTACGTAAGGCTTGGAAGTGAATTAATGGTATTATAATACCTCATACCAACCTCATGCAATATCATAATCTCTCAGAGCATTCTGATACGCCTGATAATCGCTTGCTTTTATTCCAGGTAGTTGTCTAGTAGTATTCTGATTATAGACTTTAATGGCTTCGGCATACTCTTTTGGATCAACAGGCTTCTTACCTCGAAGAGACACTAAAGCGTATCTAATTGCGTCTAGCGTATGATCAAATCCATCCTCTGGGATATTAGGAGAAAAGAATTTACCGTTCTTATCTGTCGCCCAAAGATAGTTTCGGTACTCTTTGATGATATTGATTGATCTCTTGGTCATAAATATCTTCTGATCTTGTACCCACTGTATACCGTTGCGGACTGAATCAGCGCCTTTGATAGCGCCAACTATGTTGACTCCGTAGCTTCTTATCTCATCAATACTTTTTGGTTCAGACGAATCACCTACGACCAACACATTATCTTCCTGACTCAGGATGATGTCGGCTATAGGCTTGTTGAGCATACCCTTTTGAAACAATATTTCGTCGACGATATAAGCGTCGTTCCACTTGTAAATATCTATCAAAGCGCTTGGATCGTTGGTATAGCCGAAATCAAGTCCTCTGCGTACTATTTTAGCCTCTGGCGGTATTTCATCGATGATCTGCCAGTCTCGATATATCTTTCCTTCCACTTCACCTAATTTCCCTTCTCCGTAAACTGTCCACCAACCCTTGCGGTTCTTCCTCTGCTCAATTGAGGCTATAATCTCTGGCGCTAAAGCTTCGTTGTCTCTATACGTAAGGGTACACTCTTCTACGTCATCACGATGTGGCTTCAGCTCTGTGTAATACCAAAACTCATTCGTCGGATTCCAGTCAAGATAGATAAACTCCTTGGTGCGCACCTCTAATTGCTCAAACGCATCGAATGGGATATTGTTCGCCTCGTTCGGAAACAGTCTGTCGCGTCTCGCTCCCCTCAGTTTATCTCCGCTGTCACAACTGAAAAACTCAATCTGACTCCCTGTCTCGAATGTGTACATCGAATCAGTGGCGTTCCATCTTGCGTCAACCCAATACCCCTGCGTCTTCATTATATTCTTAAAATCCCTCATCGCCCCTCTTTTCAAGTGAGGAATAGATTCCGACACTACACTTGTCAAAGTAGCCTCCTTGTCCGTCTGCGCTCTGTGAATCAGGTACATCAAAATAGAGATCGTCTTCGAAGCTGACGTTCCCCCTGGCACGGCTCTAATCCTTTTCGTCATTGCCGCAATCTTTCTAGTAGCCGTTGTTACTTGATACATATTTTTATATTACTGCCCACCTTGGAAGTTTGGGGATTAATTCCATTGCATAAGCATGACGGGTGTTTTCTGAAGGAGTACACCACTCAAGATTAGTACAAACATCGTTCAATTTATTACCATCAATGTGATTGACGTGGCATCTCTCTTTTGTGCGTCCGTCCACAAAATGGATTGCTACAAGACGAGCAATTTTAGCGGTATAACGCACACCTTCTCGACAAATTGCAACACACCTATAACTTTTCGGACTCTTTGGATTAGCTTTTAGTATCTTTTCGTAAATCATTTTCTGACCATCTTTGTGACTAACCTTACCTTTCACTCTACGAGTTAAAGATTTAACCCTCCCCATATCGCTGATCTGATAAAACCCCTCGTAACCCTCGATATCTTTCCACAATTCCATATAATACAATGTTTTAATCAAGTTGTGAAGTGCTACCACCGTACGGATCAAGTCGATAAGCCATTTGAGTCTTTTTCAGGCAACATATTTATCAAGATCGGTTGAGGAAGATCTTTCCCATCCTTCCCTGTAATTTCCTTTCTAGCCAGTTTAGGCCTTACATACTCCCTCCAGCCGTCCATCCTGTCTAAATACTGCTCTTCAGCCTTCTCAAGTTCTTTGCCCTGTGACAGCTTGTCCATGATCTCTGCGTATCTATCCATTCCACCTCCAGCCATCGTCAAAAGAAAAGCATCTATCTTCTCTTGCTTCTCCTGCTTAGTAGCTAAGCCTTTCTTCCAAAGTGTATGTCCTTTCTGAAATCCTCCAGCCATAATGTCAATAGTGACAGATATATTATTTATGTCGCTGCTCTGATTGCCTCATTTGATTACCTCATTCTTAAAGTTTTCCATTAATTCTACGTAAGGAATAAAGTCTTTGCATTCAGTACACATTATACAGTCAATGGTTTCAGTTAGTTCTACAGCTCCCTGTTTACTGGTCTTCTTTGTTTGGTAGTGGGCGAATAGTGAGGCTCTTGTGTTTCCACAGTCACACATTATCCCGTTTTCTGTGTGTTTGATCATGCTGTTTTTTTAGCTTTAGCTGCTGCGTCATCCATGAAATCATGTAACGCTTTACGTGCAAAGGCTGTTAATCCCCATTGATCGTTTTTAAGGTCTACAATCTTGCGGAAATTAGCTAGTTCAGTATCAGTTACGTCTATCTCTTGTCCTTCGTACATAGCTTTAACTTTATCTAAAAGCCCTAAATCGTCAATGAAGGTGTAGCAAGCGTTTGCGAAAGTTTTGTGGAAGTCTTTTACTTCAGTACCAGCTAAGTCTTTAATTACAATTTTGGAGATATCTAGTTTCATAAGTTTTGGTTATTAGTAGGCTAATGCCTTGATCAAGTTTTAGCTGAATTAGTGGGGATAATCAAGGGGTTTTTATTTCTTAACTATCATCTTTTTACCTTCCATAGTGACATCACCTGTAGCATTTACTATCTTCATAATCGTGCCACCTTTAAATTTGATGGTGGTTATCTTTTTACCAACTTTTAGAGTGTCTATAAATGACTTTGGTTCTTCCTTCATACTTCCTTTGAGTTATCAGATTTTACTTCATACCCCTGCAAAGTCCTTTGAATAACAATCCATCCACCTTCTCTTTCTTTTTTCGTGCTAGATTTTCCGCAATCAAGGTGGCATGAAATAGTGACTTTATCGTTATTGTTTAGGTGGGCGATAAAAATCTCATCCAACTTAAATCCTTTGCCACAATGTATACATTCTAATTCTTTCTCCTGATATTTTACCATGGCTTACTTGTTATCAGATAAAAGTCCTTCAAGTAACCTCCTAGCGTTACCACCACCGTGTATTTGGGGGATGATAGAGCGGATTTTGTCTTTCCATTCTCGGTCTAGAATGTCAACTACATCCCTTGTCATTGTGCCAGTCAAAGCCCTCAAATAATCTTTAGCTGCTTCAGTAGAGTCACCCAAAAAGTCAAAGTGACGTTTTTCAGAATCCCAAATGAGTTCGCCTGTAGGCTCGTATTGTCGATTCGGTTTCTTGCATTTAATGCACACACCGCTAGGAGTCATGAAGGTGCAGATACACCTTGGGTAGCCAAAAAGGTTGGTTCCCCTTGAGTTACTTTCATTCATCTTTTTGGTTGTTATCAGATAGATCAATACCTTCTGCCTGTAAATTGGCTATAAACAATAATATGGCTTTATTGCTCCTCTCCCATTCTGGCATAGCTCTCTTTATTTTATCAAGCCATTGTTGGTCTTTGGCTTCTAATTGCGCTTCAAGTCTTTCTATTTTAAATTTAAATTTCTCCATTTCAATATTTTGATTCATGATTGTGGATTAAGAATTAAAAATAATATTTGCCAGCGAACAAAGGCCGAAGAAGCCAACAATAACAATAATACCTAGAAAACTTTTATCTTTTTGATTCATGATTGGTTGGTTTATAAATAATTCTAATATCCCGCATACCAACAGAAGGAACTTCTTCGCCATTATCCTGATACGCTTTAGCGAACTTTTTAAGGGCTTCATCGGGAGTTTCGGCTAGAACATAAACTTGATCTGTCCATAGTAGGTTTCCACTCACTGCTTGATACGCTTTGATTATCATAATTGGCTGGTTAGGTCGTGTATAGCTGTGATTATACCCGATAGAAGTATAAGAAAAACGAAACCACAGAACATATAAAGCATAATCCTCATAAACAATCTCTCACATTTATCTAATTTCTTTTCTTTCATACTTCATACCGCTGAGCGGTGATTAAATTATTTGGAGGGGTGGGAATGCTTCCATGTCATTCCACTTATAACTATGTATGTGTAGGGGACTGGAAGTTGGGGGCGTACCCATGTCGTGCGCCTTGATGGCCATGAATACGCAACCGCCATCGGGAGTCCTATGAGTAAGTTTGCAACCTCGGGCATAGCTATCTGACTACAAGTGTCATTCAACACGTACACTTTTCCCCAACTCTCAACCTCCTAGTTGTTAAAAATCTACGCTTCTGATTTACCCTCCACTCCTCGTTTTTCACGGTCTTTCGTTCTTGCATCTTGCCAGTGAATAGCCTCCTCTATTTTTGTTATTGTTAGGCTATTTTCTCTACAGGGGAAAGCTTCGTTCAGACTCTGGAACAGATATTTAACGTATTCCAGCATGTCAACCGCTTGACACCCATTCACTCCCACCTCCTTAATTGGAGCCGATTGTAGAGTGAATGTAATATTTGCCCGATCCTCTAAATCTCTTGTCACTTGAATGTAATGATCTACTCCCCACTCTAAACCTAGATTGTTCAATGCTGCTTCTGCGTGATTGTTCATATTTTTCATTTGTTATCCCTGCCCGCTTACAGGGGAATTAAGAGCGGTTATTGAGAAAGTTATACTAGTAACCTCTTACAGCGACAACAAAGGCCGAGTAGCAAGCTAGTACAACAAGGGCTAGTTTTAATAAATCCTTCATCTATTCTTTGTTAGTTGATAAAATTTGGGTTAGCATCGCTTTTGCCTGTTTACCAGTCTTGGCATAATCATAAGGACTATCAACAATGGTGCTGTTTTTCAGGATATTGATTGCTTCGATAAGAACATATGGAAAGACGCTCTCAGCCACCTCATTATCAGCCGCCCAGTTCATCGACTCTAATTTAGCCAATTCTTTGATTATAACCTCCTTCCGATTTGTTACTGTTTTTTTTGAGAAATACATTATTCTGCTTTGTTAGTTGATAAAATCTCTTCTAGTTCACGAATACTAATATAGTTACTTTGGTGAGGATATTCTATCGGTCTGAATTCCGCCGTGGTTTCTCCACAGTAGGTGTCCCAACCTTTAAACTGCATCTTTTGCTGTCTCACTGTTAAGATTGCACCTTTTTCAATATTAATCATTCTTGTTGGTTAGTTGATAATTCTCCTTGAAGTGAATTGAAGTTCGGGCATTCAGGCTTGAGACAGCGGAAGGCAACGGGAGTGATAACACCCGCAATACGTCCATCGAACGAGCTTGTATGCTCGCCCTGAAAATATCCATAGAGCTCCATCTCCTCCTGACATTGTACGCATTTAGACATTATTTGTGCTGTTAGTTGATAAAAAGTCTTTTATTGCTTTTGAATCTATCCTAACCATAATTACGTCTTTTCTCTTTGTGTTATTGGGAAGAACAAGCCCCTCCTCTCTCAGAACTGCAATACCTTTAAGCATTTCCATATCATCCTCATCTACTATGATTGAGTCTTTACATTTTGGGCATGGCACTTGATACCAGCTTGCTATATCCTCAGAAAATTCACGCCAATTACATTTATCGCATTTTACCGTTCCTTTTTCTTTAGACATTTTCTTTTGGGTTATCTAATAATTTATTTTCTAGGTCGTCTAAGGCTTCAACTGAATATCCATTAGGAAAGTGGTCGCTTTTCTTGCATTCTTTTATCAATTTGAATGTTAACTCTCTCTCTTCGAGCTTGGCTTGGCGAATTATCCTCTCCATAGTCTTTCTCAGCCATTTATGCTCCTTAGGGCGGTCAGAACAGACCTGGATAACCTCCTCTATCATTTCTTTAGTAGTCATTCTTTTGGGTTAAATTATAATCGAGATGGCCAACGTTCTTCATGGTATGAATCTAGCCAATTGTCTGTTGGATATCGTGTACAAGAGGCATCATACCACTCAAGCCATATCCATGAGTCAGATATTTTATGAGGAAGTAGCGCAAACTTCCTTCTCCACTCCGGTATGCTTTTTGATTTCCACATCTTACCTACCAGAGCTAGAAGAGGCTGGCTATGTAGTTGAAAAGAAAACCGATTATCAGTTTAGAATTAACGGACTACTAGACGTTTATCCAACAAACGCAAGGTTTCATTGTTTAAAA